TTTTTTGCCAGCCTTCTCAACTTCTTTTCCGCTGTCGTCCGCTTCCTTGCCGAAGTTGTCAATCTGACTTGTGGTATCTTTTAAAGATTTCTCCGTTTTGGCAAGGTCAGCTTCGGCATTGTTTAGCTTAATCTGCCAGTTTTTAACTTGGTCGGAGTTCTCGCCGTACTCTTTTTTTGCACTTTCGAGAGCCTTTGCCATCAGCTCGACCTTTTTGCGCTGCTCGTCAGCGCGCTTGTTATAAACGTCCTGTTTGGCAGTAAGGGCCTCCAACGAATCGCCGCTGCCGTCGAATTGGGCGGTGACTTTTTTCATCTCGGAGCCGAGGACAGACAAATCTTTATTGATGCTCGTTATGGCTTTCTTGTATTCTGCCTCGCCCTCTATGCCAATTTTGGGGCCAATGTCATACGCCATTTTCTCACCGCCTTATAGTGGAATAACGCTATCCAGCGTCTCCAGATCTTTATATGTTCCGTGCTCTTTTTGGTATTCCGTATACAAGAGCATCAATTTTCTAAGTGTCATTTTCCACACTTCTTTTTCCGTGTAGCCTAATAAGGTTTTGCCGATAAATAAACAGCGAGCAACAGGGAACTTCTCCGCTACTCGCTCGTCGTAGGGTCTGATTCATCACTCTCCGGGATGCCTGCCGTAAATGCTGAGAATACTTTGTCTTTCAGTGTCGGGATATCTGCGACAGTTATTTTCCTGCCGATATATTTCTCGTCAACGTGCGGATCGCCGCTCTCGGAATCGTCAATTGCCTCGTTTATTAAAATGCAAAGCAAGGTTTTTAAAACCTTGAACACCTTGCGCTCATCTTTCATTAAATCGCCAAGTTGCGATATAGGAATGTCGAACCTGTCTTGAATTTCGTCAATGGCGTTTAAGTTGAAAAGAACGCCGTATTTTTTGCCGCCCAGTTCAATCTCCGGCGGCTTGGGTCTTAAATCGCTCATATGTTATCCTCCTGAAAGGGCAGGGGAGAGCCGGAGCCCTCCCCCATTTTGTTATTCTCCCTCAACAATGATGTAGAGCTCCAGAATGTCCGAATTGGCGTGTGCTGCTTTCGTAGCAACTGCCTTAATGCAGGTATTTGATGGGTCAGCGCAAGCAATAGCGGTTGAATAAGGCGTTCCATTGGTTGCACTGGGGATCGTGCCATCATCGGTGTAGTAGATTGCCGCGCTATCGGTAGCGCAGGTCAATACAACACTTTGCGCGTCGGTATAAGTACCGGATGCAACAGAGGACACAACAGGCGCACACTTAGCCGCAAGACCGCATTTGCCGTCAAGCCATGCCTTTGCGCCCGCTTCGGTGCTGAACGTACCTTCCTCTTTCCACTTCCCGTCTGCGGCCATCATAATGGTGCCTTCAAGTTCGGGAGTGCTAAACTCAACGCTTTCGCCTTTGGTGGCCAGCTCGTCGGATGGTTCGGCAAACTGTACCTTCTTGAGCCAAATTGCCCGCCAATACGGAACCTTGTTTCTGATAACCTTTCCATAGAAGCCGAAGCCCACATAAGCGGGTGAGGCCGTGCCGACGGATAACTCTTTTGCGCCCGTAGCGATATCAACCGTGTCGCCTTCGATATAATCTAGCAAAGCAACCTTCGCGGTATCATACAAGTCGTCAATTCCAATCGTTACCGTTCCGCTTGCAAAACTGTTGTCAGATTCTGCAACGGCATCATCAGCGTACAATTTAACATCGTTGTTCTCAATGCTGATGTTCGCGCTAATCGCCTTTGCCAGCACCGCGCCTGTCCCGTAACTGATCGAGGAGCTCTCTTCGGTCGCGGGGCTGTAGACGGGGTACCTTAAACTATTTATCTTGGCCATTTATTTACCTCCCATTATCTTGTCGGTTTCGCTGTCGATAACTTTTTTCATGGCCTCAACAGCTTTTTTTCTTGTCGCGTTCACAGCCGGTCGCACAAACGGACTTTTTTTCTGCTTGGATGTTCCGCTTTCTAACGCTCTGGCTTTGAGCTGATTCGGCGTACCGCTTGAGTCGTAGCCGTCAAAACCGATTTTTGCGCTCCAGTTGCCGTCCGAATCTCTTTGAATCGGCGTAATGCCAAACGAGGCAACAAGTTCCCCTGTCGCCTCGTCCGAAAGAACGCCTTTAAGATTCGATTTTATTTTGTCGGCAACAACCTTCGCGCCTTC